TGATGAGGAAGAAGATGATTACGATGAAAGTGAGGAAGAATAGACTTAAAAAAATCACAATCTATATTTATAATGGAGACTGATATCGGAAATCCAATTGAATATGATCCAACAATTGATACTTTAAAAGATGATAAGATTGGTAATAACGAAGAAGAAGAACATAGTTCGCCTATTGATCCGTATTATTACCAACCTCAGCAACAGTTGTTTTACCCACCACCAATTCAACAAATGAATCAAGGTGAAAAGGTTGATATATTTTCAAATATTGAAAAATCAACCTGGATTATTGCATTTGCAGTATTTTTACTTGGTTTCTTCATGGGTAAGACAATGCAACCAGTTATACTTAGATATACTTAACTTCACTTCTCCTCCTCAAAAAGCCCCTCATATGGAAATCCAAAGTTTGGAAGACTTGTTTCACCAACAAATGTTCCAATATCTCCATATTTTGGTGGTATAAATCTATCAGTGATGGGACCCCGGTATGTATCTTCTATAAATCCATGTGTGGTACTCACCTTTTCTGCTTCTATTCTTTCAGTTTCCTCTTTTTTGTTTTTTGTTTGAAGTGTAAAAAACAAAATAAAGAACGCTGATGTTAGTATTATCGTGAGGATTATCTTAAACATTTTGTTTTAAAATTATGATATATTTTTTATTTACGCGGAGGAGACTTCTGGTTCACCATCTTCCTTAGTTTCCTCAATCTTAGCCTCGGTAGATGAAGCTTCAGATTCACGTTGCTTGCGTCTCTCTTCAACTTCAGCGGCAACAATGGCATCTGCTTCCTTGACAAGTTCTTCCATTGGAGCATCCGGCTTTTCCTTTTGAAGGCGCTCCAAAACTTCAGCTGGGTGACTAATTGGGGCTTCATCCGGCTTGGTGTAAAACTTGGAGTTTTCATCACCAGGTGTAATGTAATCCTTCGCTTCCATCATCGCCTTCTTACGTTCTTGGAACATACGAGCAGCTTGAGATTGGTTCTCCTTGTAACCAGCCATGATTTCTTCCAACTTTTCATTGGTGTAATGCACGTCATCAATCTTTGTGTTGTCTGGTGGGATCAACAACCACTTGTACATATCGACAACATAGATGTCAAAAGTACTGTCTTCCTTTTGAAGTCTTTTCGCATGGGAGGCGGCCTCATCACGTGTGGCGAAAGCGCCGCGGAGTTTAATACCAAACTTTTCGTTCTTTTGTGGAGCTTCTGGACCAACGATGGACAAGCATGCATACAATTGACCTGGGACGGTGGTATAATCTTGTTCAAGAGACATAGTATTATGTTCATTATTCGAACCAAAACTTTAAGCTTACTTAAAAGTATGAAGTTATATTTCATATATGCACCAGTTCTGGGATAAACAATCGTGGGCAACTGGGTTAAGTTCGAAACGCGTAAATAAAACTGAACAGCAAAAACTTCCCGATAATTTTGAATGGTCAACACATTCGCTTGAAATGATTTGCAAATTTTTAGAAGAAAATTATGTTTCTGATGAAGATTTTAAAATGAGATATACACTGGAATCACTCAAATGGTCTATAGAAGTTCCGGGTTGTCAAAAGATATGTATAGATGATAAGAATACAAAAGAATTGGTAGGTCTTATATGTCTGTCACCATTAACTCTAAAATTAAATGACAAGGAAGTTCGAGCTGTACAAGTAAACTTTTTATGTGTTCATCGGGACTACAGAAGTAAAAAACTTGTGGAGTATCTTATTACAGAAGCAAAGCGTATTTCGGAAAGTAAAAATAGAAATCAGTCAATTGCTACTATACACAATTCAGTACCTGGGTCTATATTAAAATCTTCATATTGGCATCGTCTCATTAATGTAGACAAACTAATCAAAATTGGCTTCCATAAAACAAACCGTCCAAATACTAAAATATTTGACGTGCGTGGTAGATCGTTTTTCAGAGAGATGACACCGAGAGATATTCCCAAAGTTACCCAAATACTTAAGGAACACTTTAAAAATTTTAAAATCGCCCCGGTCGTAAATGATTCGTGGGTCAGGCATTGGCTTGTACCGAGAGATGGTGTGGTATATTCTTATTTAAATGATGAAACAAATGAATTTTTCTCATTTTATAGTGTTCCATATGATAAAATTGATAATTCGGGTTCTATTAATCAAGCATATCTATTTTACATGACCGGTGATAATTTTAACGATGCATTTTTAATTGCAAAAAATGAAGGTTTTGATGTTTTTAACACTTTAGATGTTGTACACGATGAAGAAATATTGAAAAAATACAGATTTCTAAAAGGAACTGGATACGTGAATTATCACATATTCGATTGGGAATTGAATTGTGAAATTAACAAAACGGATATAAATATAAGAATCCCTTAAACTATAATGGAAGAAATCCGTCGTAATCATAATGATGCCAAAAGGGAGCTCATACATTGGGTAACCCAAAACGGTCATCAGATTTTGGATGTTGGGTGTGGGTTTGGTGGAGATCTTCAAAAATGGCACAAGTGTGGGGCAAACATGAATATGTGTGACCCAGAGCCATCATCTCTTGTTGAAGCCAAGAACAGGGCAAAAAATATGCACATGAGAGTAAACTTTTATGAGGGTGATATCCACAATTGTCCAAATAGAAAGTTTGACATAGTGTGTTATAATTTTTCACTTCACTATATTTTTGAAACAAGAGATAAATTTTTTAGTTCAATTAGAGAAATCAAAAAGAGAATGAAACCTGGAGGAAAACTTATTGGTATCATACCAGATTCTGAAAAGATAATATTCAATACACCTCTCAAAGATGAGATGGGTAATTTCTTTCTTATGAAGACGCATGGCAATGGTGGTTTTGGTGAAAAGTTGTTTGTGAATTTAGTTGATACACCTTTTTACGCAGACGGACCAAAATCCGAACCAATCGCATACAAGGATTTACTTGTATCACATTTAGAAGAAATAGGTTTTACATTAGAACTTTGGGAAGGTCTCACGGGAAATCCCATATCGGAATTGTATAGCAAATTTATCTTTGTATATAAGAGATGATCGCGTTCATTTTATTAATTCTCATAAACGTCTACATACTTATGAACACACGTGAACCACGAGAACTTATTCAAGTTAAGGAAAAATACCAAACTCTCAGGCAACACCTAGATGACACCAAAAATTCGAAATATAGTATGTTGGTTCGTTGTGTACCAATTACTGGTATTAAGAAAATGAATGGTGTGGTTGGTTACAATACAAACAAGGGAGACGAGATTGCGTTATGTCTCGATGGTACACCAAATGAAATTTTCCACGTTCTCATTCACGAATTGGCGCATTGCACCGTAGACGAATATTCACATTCGGAAGATTTTTGGAAAAACTATATAGAACTTCGCGATATATGTATAAATTTGGGAATTTATGAAATGATCCCAGATCGAACAAAGTTTTGTGGACAGCACATCCAAGACAAATAATATTCTTCAAATATACTAAATGAAAACACCTTTCAGTGTTTTACTTATGGTCATTTTGTATTGGCTCGCCATCTATGGTATAAGTCTTGTTCCACATTTGTCCGAGAACTACAATCTTAATCTTGTTTGGATGACAGTAATTGTACCAAATGTACTTCGTCTTATTGTTGGGAGCATTCCAAGACTTGCTGTTGATCGTTTGTTCTTTTTGTCAACGAGTATGATTGCTTTAATAATTACATTTGCGGTAAATACATTCTGGCGTGATACCAAGGAAGCTGTGGAAAAGTATGGGAGTGACAGAAGCAAGACGCTTAAATTGAGTGCCTTGCTCATGACAGCGTTTGCGTCAGGAGCTTTAATCACCTACTATGCAGGTATTGATAATTCAATCTATAGTAATATGGGTTGGGAATCAAATCAGGGCTTCACGATGTAATCCTTGGCAATGTAGAAAACAATAGCCGCAACCAAACCGGTTGAAGCCAAGCCAACCATGCTTCGGGCACCTTGTTCGTTAAGGAACTTTGGAACCGAAGTGACTAGCTTGTCTTGAACTGGCTTAGACACCGCCACTGCCGCCGCGGCGCCGGCAACGAGGGCGATCATTTGATCGTCGGTCAAATTGAATGGATTCTTGCTCTCTGGCGCCTTTTCAGGTTGTTGAGCCGTGTAACTACCCTGGGGATTTGGAGCTGTCATTTGTGGCATCATACCCTGCATTTTAGGTTCTTCCATCATCATTGGAGGTTCCATCATAATATCATTAATTGGGGTGGAGTCCATTGTCTGTTTATTTTGTACTACATTTTTTTCTTCTTCTGGTAACGCTCTATTGTCAATAAAAGTCGTTGATTTATTTTCATTTAATGGTACCATTCCGTCGCCGTTGTCAGATAAGTTCATTGTGTGAACGTTTGTAGCCATTTAGTATATTCACATGTTTTTGAAACATATGAGTGACGCGCCTGTTATTTTGTTTTTGTGATTCTGAGTTTTGTTTTTTTAGTAGCCTTTTTAGCGTCTTCTTCTTTCTGATCTAAATATCTAGGATTATACATCTTTTTATGCAATTGCCATAGATGGGGGCTACCAACTTTAAATCCTTTTCTGACTGTAGCCTTATACCAAAATACACAATCCTGTATTTTATTGGATTTAACGGTGTTATCTAGGACTAAACACTCATAATTTTCAGTGCATGCGTCCATCACCTTACAAAACATATCAAATGTTGGGAAAATACCAAAGAATGATTTATACAGCTTTTCTCTGTTCTGTATGATATTTTCTCTAAGAATGAAAACATAATCAACATTAGCACGCAATGCTGGTGGAAGATCCATGACGTATTGCATAGTTAACATGAAAAATATGTTATAGTGTCTGCCATTCATAAAACATTGTCTAATACACGTGTCTTTGAGGAACTTACTATCATACATACAATCGTCAAGAAGCATAAAAGCGCCATTGTTTACACTTTTACCTTTTGTACCAACTAATTTACGCTGTCTAGATATAACTCTTTCAATGGCATCCCGGTCGTACTCACCATACACGAAAAGATCTGGAATAAATTCACCATAGAAGTGATTACCTTCTTCTGTTCCTGATAGTACTACTCCAGCTGGAATGTGCTTTTTGTAATACATAATGTCCTTCACCAATGTTGATTTACCTGTGTTTCGCTTACCTATAAACACACACACCCGATCATCGTCCATATTTTCGGGTTTGAATTTCCTCAATTGAAGATTCATTCTACCCTAGTGTCCCGTTTTATTTAGCAAAATTTTACTCACATAATGTAGGAATGTCAGGTCGTTTAAGACTTGCCGCCACTGGAGTTCAAGATCAATGGCTCACAGGCGATCCACAGTTTTCATATTTCCTGATGAATTTCAAGAGACATACAAAATTTGCAATTGATTACTTTGAAAATCAATTTAATGGAACACTGGATTTTGGTGAAGTTATTACATGTCGCGTACCAAGCGACAAAGGGGATCTCATAAAGAATATGAACTTGAAAGTGACTCTCAGTGATCCACAGCCAGATACGGTTGGATACAACGATGTGTACTGGAATCCTTCAATTGTGACAAATCTTATTGAGTATGCCGAACTTTTAATTGGTGGTCAAGTTATTGAAAAGATTACAGGTGAATACATCTATATTCAACAACAACTTCGCAATAACAGTGATGACACTACACAGACACTATACTTTTTGAATGGTCATGGTAACTTCCTGACGTATGTGGGTGATTACACATACTATTTAGATCTTCCATTCTATTTTTTTAGAAATCCAAGTTTAGCAATTCCTACGTGTGCCCTGACTAAACAAAGTGTTGAAGTGAGAATCAAAACCGCGCCCCTTGAAAAATTGATTTTTTACGGTGCACCCGCAGATGCATCGGCATCTATAAAAAACATGTCAATTGACGCCGAATTCATATATGTTGCAGATGAGGAAAGAAACTTCCTAATGTCGAGACCAATAGAGTATGTCATTACACAACTTCAAATGTCCCAATTCAGAATGGAGCCACAGGAAACAAAGCGTTCGGTTATGTTGAATTTCAAACACCCTGTCAAGGAGATTTTTTTTACATGTAAACCAAATTATTTTAGTGTATCTCTCAATATGCCAAACCAGTATACAAATATAAAAAATGCAGAACTGAGATTTAATAATCAAATTGTTTTTAGTGATGATTCAACATTTCTTGTTTATGAACAAGCCTTAAAACATTATACAAATTCACCACTCATTTTAAACACAATTGCACCACTTCTTGGTGGTGTTCAACTAAAATCCGATTTTGGTATGTATAGCTTTTCCTTGCAACCGGAAGTTCACTATCCAACTGGTCAAGTAAATATGAGTCGTATAATACATAAATTGTTTACAATAGAAATAGATCCAGTTGGTGCATCTTATTCAAATGATGTACATGTGTATGCCGTAAACTATAATATAATTCGTTTTGAGAGTGGTTTAGCCGGTTTAAAATTTTAGATTGTTATATTAGTAATGGCTGGTCGCGTTCAGCTCGAAACATCTGGACCCCAAGACAAGTTTTTTACACTTGATCCAGATTACACACATTTTCTCCAAAGTTTTAAGAAACATGCAAATTATTCAAATGAATATGTTTATATGAAACCCGAAAATGAGGCGGACTTTGGAAAAAAAGTAAAATTTGTAATTCCTCAAAACCAGGGCGATCTTCTTAAGACATTAAGTTTGAGACTTAAGTTACCTATACTGAACGCAGTAGGTAACATTGGCTACATAGAATCAATTGGTCACGCACTCATAGAATATGCAGATATCATCATAGGAGGTAAAACTATTCAGAGATTAACAAGTGATTATTTGCAAATATATTCAGAACATAATTTCACACAGACAAAACAGAAAGCACTTGAAAAATTGATTGGAAAGTATTCATTCAGAACATCGGCTGTACCTGTATCAAATCCTTCGATTATTTCATATTTAGGGAATGCATCTGAAGAACGAGACTGTTTTATTGACTTGCCATTCTATTTCTATAGAAATCCCAAACTTGCCATACCACTATGTGCAATTACAAAACAGGAAATTGAAATTGAAGTAAAGTTAAGAGATTGGAGAGGTCTTCTCGTGGATTCAACCGGTGATGTCAATGTAGAACCATTGGAAATACCTTCTATTATAGATTTTCAGTTGTGTAGTGAAGTTGTGTTTGTTGATTCGCATGAACGTGCTAAGATAAAAACATCAAAGCGTGATTACATAATCACACAAATTCAACAGAATACATTTGACATTGATCAAAGTGCAACCACTGGTAAGTTCAAATTAAGTTTTATCAATCCAGTGAAGGAATTGTATTTCGTCATACAGAGACAAGGTGTTACTCCATTCGACTATGATAATACAGAGATTTCTTACAATAACAAACTGGTACTTTACGAGAACTTGGACTATCTTACATTATCGTTGGACGGTGAGGACATAATTACAGAAGAAACTGGTACTGTTACATTTTTAAAAGCTGTACAAGGTGCAATTCACCATTCAAAAACGCAACTCATTCGTCGCTTTTATTCTTATAGCTTTGCATTTGAACCCGAAAAATGGTATCCCACGGGACAGGTCAACTTTAGTATCATCAAAGAGCAAATTATAAACCTAAGTCTTATTCCATCTTCTTCTTCCAGACAATTTAGAGTTTACGCACTCAGTTACAATATTCTCCGTGTAAACGAGGGAATTGCCAAAACACTTTTTAATTCATAATAGTAAAGATGATGAAAACCGGTTTCGGTGAAACTTCTGGTGAGTACGAAGATGCGCAAGCAAACGCCCTGATTGGTATTTTAACTCCTGTCCTTGAAAAAAGTATGATTCTTGCTTGCGAATATTCCAAAGCTTGTGGACGAACCGTTGTCACAGGTGAAGATATGGAATATGCGATTAAGTATTGTGCAATGTACAAAGTTGGTGAAAGTATTGGTTCAATGTTTCCAGAAATCTACGAAGATGAGGATGATTCTTCGGATGAAGAAAGTGTTGAAGAACTCTCACCAGATGAATGCCCAAAATTTGAACGTTACTCAGGAGAACACACAACTTTCAAAGCCATGAACGCTGCATATGATCACTGGAATGAATGGCAGCCACAAAGTCCGGTAGAAGAGATGTTAAAAAATGCTATTAATAGTAATGAGTACATCGGTTCCGGAGGGATGGACGATTTCTGAATATAAGTCATTTAAAGCTCGGGGGGATGACGACACAGATTCAAGCGCCGATGGAGATTCCTCAGATGACGAGCAGTTGTTCACACAAGCTAAAAAGCCGATAAGACACAAGAAGTATAAACGCATATACGAAGAGGAACTCTTACCAGAATAAATTTTCCCCGTGTAATGTATAAAACAACCACCATGAATACCGCGATCGAAACTGTCAACCTCGTCACCCAGGAATTGGAAACCCAGTCTCTCAACGCGATTGTCGCCGGCTTCTCTTTTGCGGCGGCTCTCAGCTGGAATGACCTTGTTCGTTGGATCATCCAACAACTCATCAAGGTGCCAAAGAACAGTGGTGCTCAATACACCCTCGTTGCGGTCTTGACCACTCTCTTGAGCATTGTCGTCTACATGTCCGTGTCCCGTGTCTCCAAGCGTGTCACCAAGCCAGCTCAACCAGTCTACGCGATTACTCAATAAGCTTGGGTTTTCGACGCATCAATAAAAGGAGCATAAGTCCTATAAAAACAACTGCAAAAATAGCTAAGTAGCTATCCCTGTTATAAGGATTCTCATCTACAGGAATGCTTATAGGAGATGATATTTCTGTATCAATAACATCTGGTGAAACTTTTGGGAGACCTTCTAGTTTATCAGTTGAACATTCAATTTCAAATTTCAATATATGATCTCTATTTCTGAAATCATATGGAATAAGTCTTCCATGACTCATGTAAAAGAATTCAATTTTTATGTCTTTGATGTACTTCTGTGTTCCGGTATAGAAGCGATGTGTGAGCGGATCTGTATCGCCGCTGTAGTCAATTATATTGGTTCCATTCAAAAGTATATGACCTGTATAAAAGGGTGTGGAAGAATAAACTAATTTATTAAACTCGTCTGAACCCGCACTCAAACGAAGAACGAGTGAATTTGGTCCCTTTAGGTTTATAGCGCCTGAAGTCAATATATTACCCGTTGAAGAACTATCTTGTGAAGCAAACCCTAACAGTTGGTGTGGTGTTGTAAGAGGGGATGTATTACTTGTATAACCGTTTGTTCCCGAATAAAATTCAAATGTAAAATCGTGGGTTCCCGCTGCTGTATTTGAAAAAATGAGGGCGCTTGTATCTGAATCAAAGACGACAGAATCTACATTCGAAGTTGGCGGCTGAAGTTTGAGATCCAAGTCCGTCGCGAGATCGGAGCCATTTGTATAGTCTGTCATATCAAGAGTAATATCAACGCCATCAACACTAAATGTTCCGTTTGAATCACATATATGTAGTTGTGGTGTTGCAATACGAGCTGAAACAAGTCTTATCTTAGACACGTCATAAATAGGATTTTTCAAACTTATGACATAGTTATTCGCGTTTGGGTATACCAAAGTGTCACGCTCACTACTGTCTATATCAAGGGTATGAACCTTCATTAAAATTAGGGCATATAATTTTAATGATTGTTTTTGTCTAATATGGTTAAATTTAAATTTAAGAAAGGCTGTGCGCCAACGGGTTATTGTGGAGTTGCTTCTTTGCCAAATCCAAATTCTTTGCATTTGGGTTTTCATTACCCTTGTAAGAATTGAATTGGTGGTAAGGCTTTTGCTGATACTGTTGAGTCCAACCACCATTCGCTGCATTGACACGTCCATCGATTCGGGTAGTATCGGCGCGAACAGCAGTAAGCTGCCCCTTAGTTTGTGTGACGTTCATTCTTCCTGGGTTGCCCATACGGTTAGCCTTGCCTCTGCGATCTTCTGGACGGAAACCATACTTCATCAACTCCTCGTTAGTTTTCGCAGAAACTTGAGCAGCTGCGCTATTAGTATAAGCGCCGTGGAAGCTGTGAATACCTGGTGTTGGTTGGTTATTGTAAATGTACTGTTGATCATTGAGATCATTCTTAAATCGGGTTGGATCTTGGGCAACCGCTAACGCAGAAGTAAAACGCTTCGCAGCGTTGTAACCAAGTCCGTCATTTCTAAGACCAGTTTCCGAACGATTTGTTGTGCGCATGGTCTTTTGATGGCTCGCTCGTGGAGTAACACCAGACATACCTTGTGCGCGCCCAGCCACAGTTGGAAGGCGTGATGGCAAGAAAGCGGTCTTTTCTGGCATGTTGTGAGTTAATTGACCAACAACCGCTGGGCGACCACCGGTAATATCCATAGCTGGACCGGAGCGTCCTGGGAGAGTTGTAAGTCTGTATTCCCCGACATTGACTGGGTTTACTCTGAACATCTGCTGATAACCGCCGACGGCTGGAACATCGGCGCCAACGCCAAGACCTGGACCAACCAATTGTTTTTCAATGGGAGAGAGATTGTTCATGACACCTCTATCATACATGCGATCACGCATAGTCAAAATTTCTTGTCCTCCACTTCTTGATTGAACACTCAAATCGGCAAAACTGGTGATCTCGCGCTTGCTTGGAACTTCAACACGAGATTCATATAGTTGTTCTTCAAATTGCAATTGTTCTTCTTCTACTGGGAGGAATTGTTTTTCTTCTGGTTTCTGTCGAGTGACCACAGTAGGTTCACTCGTGTCACTCAACTTGCGACCAGCAAAAATTAATCCCGCGATAGCTGCTAACGAAATGGGATCAGCCATTCTTATTTCTTATTAACATTTTTATTAGCATATCTTTGTTCAAAAAGACCATTCTGAAGTTCCGCGCGAGTGCTCGCTGGTTCATATGACATGGTACGAAGTGGAACCTTGCACTCCATATTCGTCAATGGGAAGAGGTTACGTTCATAAGTTGGGACAATAACCTTGTTAAATCTAGAAGTTGTTTGGGGTCTGAGTTGATCACTTGTGTCAATCAAGTTAGAAGGCGCACCCTTGCCAGCCATGTATGGAGCTGTGCCGTACAACATAGTGTTTGGGCGGCACTCACCACAGTTCAAAGAACTGGGCTGAGGGTAGACGAAAACTTCGTCAGTCGCTTTCACGGGGGCAATCGCCCCGGCATTTTGGACAATTGATAAACCAGGCTGAAGTTGGTATGCCATTTATTATTACATAAGAAATATTTATCGTCTATCACCGCTAATGTCAAGTCCTCTAAATGGTCCTAGTTGCGCACCTCGGGCATCCGGACTGCACAAGCGGGGGTTTGTTCTGCAAATTTCACCATTTTTGGGACCATAGCACCATTCCGCAAAGGCAGTCTGATCGCCTGGTATTTTAGAAACTGGTGCAGTTACAAATTGTCTCGCAGCCGCATTCCGTTGGTATTTTGGCAATGGGGTTCTGGAACGACCGGCATCGGTTAAAAAGCTATTATCAAGCAGACCCTTAACAAATGGCTTGACGGTTGGGTAGTAACACGCCTCCAATCTATTTGGCGCATCTGTGTAATCGGTAATGAGAACATTACCCATTGGGTTCTCTAAAGTTGGGGCTTGGCAATCAGCTTCGTCGGACGCCGCAACGCCGTAAGTTTCTTTAACCATATTAGTTTTATACATGACAAAGAGAACTCCCAAAACTGTGCCACCTAAAATAAAGATACGTGGATCACGACGTGTTAAATAAATGAGGCACGTCGCATAAATAATAAAACGTGAAGCGGCATTGATTCTTTCTTCTGATAGTTGATTCTTATTTGGCCAAAATTGGGTAATCTTATCTTCTTTGATGAGCTGCGTTGGATCGTCAAACCAAGCCTTCATTTAGTATATTCCGAGGTTTATTTTTTTGGGAGACTGCCAAGCATACTTCCCATCATTTTCATAAGACTGGCCTGATCAAGTTCACCACCCTCGGTCTCCATCTTTTCGGCACAATCCTTGGCAATGCCTTCAATCATGTTCAAAGTGTCCGCTGGAATAGCCGTGATAGTGGTTCCAAGCATATACAATGTTTGGAGATATTGCCACGTTGCCGCCTTGGTATTTGGGGACATACGATCCCAATAACTCTTGATTTTGAGATCCTTCAGGAAATCAATCTTTTCAATCTCTTCAAGAAGGAAAGATTCATCCTTTGCAGAGATCTTATCAGCATAAGGCGTCACACCCTTCATAAAAGCATCTACAACCAAGCGTGGGTTTGTAGATCTCAATACATCAAAAGAAGTCATCATCTTCTTGATATCCTTTTCTTCTGGAAAAGTCTTGTGCAGTTCCACAAGAAATTGACCAAGCATGTCATTGAAAGCGTTGACGGAAGTCATTTTCTTATATTATGAAGTAAATCTTTAAGTTTAAAAAGGTTCAGTTGAAATAGTCTCTTTCTGACCGAGACCATTAGATACTATGAAATAAACGAGGATGGCGTTAAGCAAGGCTGGCTTTGTATATTTATTTAATTCTAATTTACCTTCATTATTGAGATAAGCCTTGAAGTGAATGTAACCGGCGGTTATGGCACCAGCAATCATCGCAGCGCTAATGGGGTCTCGAAGATATTCGGAAAGATCTTCCATTTAATTATAAGCAACTTTTTTTGTACGGCGCTCTGGTGCATCACCAAATAAAATGCCATCATCTTCTGGTTGTGGTGGCATTGGCGCTGTTTCTTCTTGCACCTCAGTCTCTACCTCTGGTTCGGTTGGTTCTGGATCCAAGGCCTGGACGCCTGGGACAGTCTTAAATTCGTTTTCAAGACCAGTTGGTTGAATTTGCTCGGGTTCGGCTTCCATCACTGGTTCCATTTCTTGTTGTTCTTCTGGGAATGTTTCGGGTTCTGGTTCAACACCTTCAAATACATCTGGATCTTCACTGTCATGCACTTCACCATCCAAGTCGATATCACGCGTCTCTTGAGACATGTATGTTTGAAGAATTTGTTGAACTGGGATCAGCTCCTTAACACTATTCTCGATGCACATACAGAAACGTTCGGACAGTTTCTCGTCGCGGATGTATTCACTTTGTTCGTCGTGGAATACATATGGATCCTTGTAAAGGTCCTTGGCAGCGTTGTTGTAGCAAGTTTGAATGAAAACTTCGTTTGTTGGGAGTTTGAGACTGATTTTCTTATTATCAGATTTGAGGCGAACAGCAGAAAGAATCTTGGTACATGCGACAAAAACAGCGGCCAACAAATCATTAAACCAAGCACATCTATTGGCGATGTTATCGGTGTGCTGCTTGGACATGGCGTTAGACCAGTTTGGGACTTCCTTGAGGAGTTTTTGGAACATGACAAGAGTCTTTCTACCCTTGGAAAGCTTCACGGCTTCGTTATACATATCCTGGAAAACCTCAATCATAGCTGGGCACATAATAAGGCAAAGCTGACCCATATATTCACGTTTAGCTTCAACCATTATATTGAGAGTATCGGACATGGTTATATACTATTTTGTATATTAAATCTTTAACTTTTACTACGCACCCCTCCTGTACTTATTTGCAATCTTTTTGAGATTCATCAAGTCGGGGAATTGTGTTTCATCTACCACTTCTTCTCCGGATTTTGAGTGGTTACCTTTTCTGACAATCCAATTGATGTAAATTTCATATTCACTCACGAGTGATACGTTAAATCCACCACGTTCGAATTGTCTAGCTACATATTTTGCGGCAGCGTGTCTATCAAAAACTGGATATCCAACCAAGAATGTTGGAACGGTAAGAAATATTTGTTTATTACCAAGTTCTACAGATTGTTTAATCTTACGTGAAAACTGTTCATAAATTTTTGTATAAATTTCTTTTCTGATTTGTTTTCTCTTTTCATCAATTTTATTTACATCATTGATGCTGATCATTACAATTACTGCAATTTATTTTTAATTGATTCAAACTCACTTTGGGTTGGTGTAGATTTTTCCTTTACCAAATTGTAGTCCAAAAACTCTTTACCAGAAGATCCTTCTGTGTATGGTGTAATGTCTACTGGCGTTTGCACACTCAATGGCTGAGAACGAAGAGAAATCAGTTTAACATTATCACCCTTAACTTCGAATGAAGTTGTCACAGAAAACCCAAAAGAAAACCCGTTATTTTTAACAGTCATGAAAGCGCATTCATAGATATCATTTTCCTCGCCTTGGTATTTCTTAACTGAAGTTGTTTCAATTATGTAAGTGCACAGTCCTGAGCGATTTGCGATTTCCTTATTGGCCAACATGACAAATTTTTCCATGAGGTCGTTACTGACCTTGGCTTCCGCCTGAGCATAAGTACTTAAATCGGGTTTAGCATCGTCAAAGCGAATGGTGCCGGTTGGTTTTGTGTAGCCTGAGAGACCAAAGCTCTCGGTGAACGATTCACGACGAGTCAACAGGAGAACGATCACAAGAAGTGCGACGGTCAAGGCCACATTCATCATCTTTACTAGTATGCGTTAATTTTTTTTTAGAAAATCCCGTATACATATTAGAGATGTCACTCCTGGTTTATAGCCCACGGTGCAAACACTCAATGGAAATCATCGAGTACATTAACAAACATACACAATTAAAACAAATTGTGAACTACCACAATGTTAACACACAAGGTGTTCCACTCGAATACCGTAACAAAATTACCAGAGTACCAACAATGTTAACAAAAAATGGAAAAATTCTGGTGGGAAATGAAATAAAAAACTGGCTTCAATCGTTGTTGCCCAACAAAGATATTGAACACTGTGGGTTTGGGGGTGTGTGTACGATGACCACACTCGACAGTAATGATAACGATTATGACATATTTTCATTGGATAATTACGGACAATCTTTACAACCCGCGATGACACAAGAACTTGAAGAAAAGATTAATAGAGATGTGTCAAAGGGTTCGGTTTACTCGGAACAGATTTAAAGATCTAACGCACATTATTGATTAGATATGAAGTTGGTTACAATCCAAGCCTCGGCGGTAAAGTCTATATTTGAGGTACTCAAAGATATATTGAATGACGTAAACATTTACTTTCAACCAGATGGAATGTATATTGTAACTTTGGATACTGCGAGAACGTCTCTGGTTGACATGTATCTCGCTGCAGATAACTTTGAAGAGTATTTCTGTGAACAAGAAATTATTGCAGGAATTAATATTTCAAATACTTTCAAACTTCTAAAGACAATTACAAATAATGATGTTCTCAAGATTGAAATCAATTCAAAAGAACACATGGATATTGAAATTATAAGCGAATCCAAGAAAACCAATACACATTTTCAGCTCAAACTTTTGGATATTAATGAAAGTCGTATTGAAGTTCCAAGTGTCACCATGACAAGTAACACCATTTTGCCGTCTGCGGATTTTCAAAGACTGTGTCGCGACATGTCAAACATTGGTCAAGACATTGAAATTACCCGAGGTGGTAAATATTTCAAATTGAAGTGTGAAGGTGACTTTGCTTCACAAGAAACGTGCATCGAATGCCCCGATGACAGTCAGGAAATCGGTGGATTGTATTCATTGAGGTACCTGAATATATTTACAAAGGCGACGAGTATGTGTTCGTCTGTGCAAATTATGCAGGAAGAAGGAAATCGTTTTTTGATTCTAAAGTATAATGTCGCAAACTTGGGAGACCTTAAGTTTTATCTGGCAACTAAGGTATCTGAAGATTAGTTGTAAAATCTTCTGTTGTGAGGAGAATCTTCTTCATACCAATCGCATTTGATAATAACACCTTTGGATACTTTTTTTCAAGCATCTTCGGTGTATAATACAAAAAATCCCTTAATGCCACGGATTGTCCGTGGAAATCATTTCTTGGTCCAGAATATCTTTTGACCTTTTCAGTAATGTCTACTTGTGGTTTGTCGTCGTGATCCACAATCCATGCACTACTGATTGGGATTGTAAATTTCATACCGTCTTCACTTGTGTTTTCGCCTGGTTTGAAATTTATATTAGTAGATACAGCTTTGTAAACTTTACCACCATACCAATATTTAACTCGTAAAATCAACTTTTTTACATTTTGTGGTACGATTGTGTTTCTGAAATTCTTACCCGTCGCCAGAACATAAAATTCGTCAAGTACACCATCCCAATCTTTACTTTCGTCTTCCCAAAATTTATCTTCAATTTGATATTTTATCCTGTAATCAATCTTATATTCAAGTTCTTCTGAAATGATATAATAATCGGGATATGTTGTGAATTTTTTATACCAAAATATAACGGTACTTAAAAGTTTAAACAACATTCTTAATTATAATGGAGGGAAATTTTTTAAGTAGGTATAACAATAAAATTGATCATTGGAATAATCTTATTGAAACCGATCCATCCAATAAAAATATGTATGAGGCTGAAATGTCGGATTACATAATTAGATGTATGCCGTTTATGAATCAATATACAGAAGAAAATGGTGAACAAACAAACACCGATAATGTGTTTAATGTGAAAGAAACGGTAGGTCTAAAACGTAAAGATATATTTATAGATTATTTAGCTGAAGTAGAAAATCAGAATGTAGCTAGACCTAGAGAACGTAAAATAGAGCAATGTGATAACTGTTCTTCAAGTAATATACTACATTTTCATGATACAAGTGAATTGGTATGCGATTCATGTGGTTTAGTTATAGCCCACTTAATCAGTGAAGAATTAACATATAGGGAAGAACAGGAAACTTCAGAAAAGATAGTCAATTATAGTTACAAGAGGGAGAACCACTTTAACGAATGGCTTAGTCAATTTCAAGCCCAAGAAATGACTACTATACCAGATGAAGTTATGGATCAACTTAGGACGGAACTAAAAAAGATTAAAATCAAGAAACTTGATGAAATTACACACGCTAAAATAAGAGGTTTATTGAAGAAATTGAGACTAAATAAATACTATGAACATGTTCCGTATATAACAAACATTCTTAATGGTATTAAGGCTCCAAATATGTCTCAAGAGTTGGAGGAGAGATTGCGCATCATGTTCAAAGATATTCAAAAACCTTTTGATGATAATTGCCCGTCCGAAAGAAAGAACTTTTTAAGTTATTCATATGTTCTCTATAAATTCTGTGAGCTGTTAGGGGAAGACGAATACTTGCAGTACTTCCCTCTTCTCAAGTCCAAAGAGAAGCTTTATCAACAAGATGTAATCTGGAAAAAGATCTGCTGCGATTTGCAGTGGGAATTTATACCAACCATATAGTAGAGACGTCATGCCTAAAGTGAAGAAAGATAAAAAGTGTCCAAATTTCAGTGTGTGTTATAAAGTGATGGACCCTCGGTTGAAAGTATGTTCAACTTGTTTTTGGAGATTTGAAAATGAAATTTTGGAGTTCAAAGATGATTTGGAATGTCCCTTATGTGTGGAAACTAAAACATGTGTTCGTTTTAGAAAATGTACACACTTTGTATGCGCTTCAGTTTGCTTTCCAAGATTACATAAGTGTCCAATGTGTTCCAAAGCTTAAAGAAGCTGGCATATCTGTAGTTAATGAGTGAATACGAAGAGTTTTGTGTAAGCGAGGCTTTACATCACATAAACATGGCTCGTGAAATACTCACAGATGGCCTCGAAAATCCAAAGAAATATCATGACGAAACAAAAGAAACTTACAAAATAATGGCTAAACTGTTTCCTCTAATGATCCTTCTACGTCAACATAACGAACTTCAACTTCCCGATCGGGAAATGGAGGAAAGTTTATCAGATACGCTTTCTTCAACCGAGTCAGACTCAAATAGTTTCGCGCCTGCATCTCCGTCTGATCAGTGAGATTCTTGATGGTTTTAAATTCAAGCACAATTTCATTATTGATTATGATATCAGCTCTGAGATTACCTATGACGTGATCCTGAAATGTGATTGGAACGATCCTTTCAGTTTCATACGGAATACCGACTTTGCGTAATAACACCTCCATGGCATTGTGGTATACACGCTCGGAGTAACCTCCTCCAAGCGTATATACTTCTCGTGCTAGTGCATGAATGTCCAACATATTTAAAGGATGTCTCATATTTTTAAGTAAATAATGGGCATCTTTTATTTTCCATGTAACTTTGTTTATTGGAAAAAGATTGAAACCCACCAACAAATCAAGCAGGAAATATTAGATATGCTAGAAAATAACCCGGAATATTTATCAAATCATTCTTTAGTTAATAATGGTAAGTCAACTTATGGTAAATCGGAATTTATGGATTATATTACTCAAAATAATAATCTCATTAATTCAATCGTATGGAAACCTATACAAACTCTTTTAGATGAATTAAATAGTAGACGTAACTTTGATAGAATACGTATTCCAGAATCAGTTTTATTAGAATGCTGGGTTTCAAAATATGACGAAAATGCAACCGTTTCATGTCACAATCACTCATCTGATGCCCCACAAGCTCATCACTTCATAGATGAAAAAATGTATAGAGCTTCATTTTCATTAATATATATTATTCATGATACTAATGAAAGAAATCAAACCGAATTTATAGAACCATCTATGTGTGGAACGAATGTTTCAATGTCTGCGGAAACTAGATTTAAAACAGAGTATATAGAAGAAATAGGAGAAGGTACAGTTATAATTTTTCCTTCGAATTTATATCACCAGGTAAATTCAATGTCAAAATCGGGTAGAATAATAGCCTCATTTAATATCGGCTCTATATTTAATTAATAATGTGGTGGAATATATGGCCATTTAACAAATTAAAGCGAAGTTACTCTTACTTACTGGGAGAATAACCACCAAAAGCCCGTAGAAAGGGGTCGGACTTAAAGATTAAAACGTAAAAATAAATATGCCCATACATCTCTTTCCATGTGAATATGTATATTGGCAAAATTTAGAAAATCACAAAGATATAAAAGATAAACTTTTGCCAATAGTTCTAAAAGAAAATCAAAAAATTAAAAATAATCCATTTTATGGATGTAAATTTAATACAGGTTTTTACGGAAATTATGAACAGACGCGGTCTAAAAATGGTTTTTTGTATGAGGAAGATATATTAAAATCACTTGTTTACAATAATTTATTTGAAATGATCCAAGAATATAATAAATTAAACATGATACAATTTAATAAAGAAAATTTTCTTGTACATGGAGCTTGGTGGAATGTATATGAAGAAGGTGAATTTCAGGAACGTCACGCACACCACGGAGAACCAGTTTATACCGAAGGTGAAACATATTACCCATGTTTTTCACTCATATATATTTTAAAGGATGAAAACGAAAAAAGTAGTTTAGTATTTAATAAAAGTCCACCATTACCACTTTTACCACCTTTTGTAGGCTATGAATTTTTTACCGAAAATACACCAAGTATCAAAGAAGGTACTGTATTAATATTTCCGTATAATCTAATGCACATGGTTAAACCGTGTATAAAACCCGGAAGAGTTACAATTGCATACAATATTTTAGCAGCATGGAATAATTAAAGAAAAGAATATCTTTTATATAAATGAAGTTTTTTCATTTTCCGAGTGAATTTGTATATTGGCAACCTGTAAATAACCACGAGAAACTCAAATCCGAACTTTTACCATTAATTCAAGCAGAAAACGAAAAAACGAAAAATAATCCATTTACTTCATCTAAAATAAATACAAGTTTTTATCACAACGTAAATATTAGTGAAAAAAATAATTTTTTGCACGATGATAAATATCTGAAAGATATAATTTTAGATCCCCTTCTTAACATGCAAAAAAAATATAACGATTTGAATATTTGGATATCCGATGACATATATGATTCAATTATACGTAATATTTGGTGGAATGTATATGAAGAAGGTGATTTTAAAGAGGGGCACAAACATAACGGAGAACCACTTTTTCATGAAGATAAATTATTCTATCCTTCATTTTCGGCGGTTTATATTTTACATGACGAAAACGAAACGACCGACGACTTTGTTTTTAAAAAAGAAGGTCCGTTACCTTTCAAAAGACCGTTTGATACGTGTATATTTTCTACCGACAAACATGACAAAATAAAAGAAGGTTCCGTTTTAATTTTTCCATATAATTTAGAGCATCACAGTATGCCGTGTAAAAAGGGTAGAGTTACAATTGCATTTGAGATTTATTCAACCCACACAGGTAAAATACTTAACACAACGTATCAAGATATTCAAAACAAATAAGGATACTTATGTACCCATAAATTACAAATCCATTTTTCACCAGACTTTACAGGTTTTCCACCGTGTAAAGCCTTGGAGGTTATGAATTCATAGTTATCGAGAGTATCAAAGAAAAGTGCATCACCCGTTTTTAACTTATATTCCTTTTTCAAATTTGGAAATACAGTTTCCCCACCCTCGTATTTTTCATTAAGTGCTAGTATAATTGTATACATTCGCTTATTATCTTCTGTATCACTAAACGTATCTTGGTGAGGTTTATAGTGACCACCTGGTTTATAACGAAGTACTTGAAGTTTTTCACAATTATCTCTAGGTCTATCAACAAATTTCATACAACGTTCAACTATTTTACTTATAACTGGATCATCTGTATCTAACCAAGCAGTTTCACTTTTACGAATTGTTTCGTCAAGTTTATAATCTTCGGAAACCGTGGATGCTTCGAGATGGTTAACCGCTCTTTTTATTATATATTTGCATTCATCTTTTGTGATCACATTTTCTATTATTTTTGGTTCTCTGTATGTTGGTATGAGATAGGCTACCAATAATATAAGTGCAAGTATGAGCAAATACATCTTACTATTTAATAAGATTAATATTGTATGGTATCACACAATTATATCTCTTCCTGATAGTTCCTATAACTTCATTTGCGTATTCAACTAATTTAATAGCTATGTCAATTATTTCATCTATACGATCCGGTTCTAATACATATTGTCTTAGAAGATCTCCACCCGTATCTATGACCATTCTGAAGATATTGGTAATATCTTGGTGTCTCTCCCTTTGTTTGTCTCGGCGTTGAAGTTCCTTCTTGAAATAGTCTTCACGAAGTTCATTGAGCATGTAGGCTACACGAAGATATCTGTTGTCTCCATCATACATGTCACCGTAACGATAAATAAGATCTCGATCTAATTGATATATAACCATGGCAAAGCGCGTTATATCATCCGGTGCATCTATTTGACGAAGTTCTCTAAACGTTGGAACTCCCCCGCATGGGATATCGGCGTGTTCTCTTCCTGATATTCGCCCCCGCTTAAATTCCATGTAATGTGGGTTATGAATGCGTCCAGTTTCTACTTGACCAGTTCTCCAATCAAATGCCGTGTGACAGTCTGGGCACCACATCTGGGCACACCCCGACAATTTCTGTATCATTGTTCCACATTTCGGGCAAGGCTTTGTATCCTTGTTTAGAAGTTCCATAGTTTTCACCGCATCTGGATCACATACATGCCCTTCACATACTTCTTCATTGCACTTTTCACAGAAATGACGATCGCATAGACCACAAAACCAATCTTCATTCATGAAACCTTTACACTCCTCTGTGGGGCATTTACGAACAAATTTCTTTGGTTGTTCCCCCACAATAAGTTCTCCGCCACGTCTCAACCTTTCCAACTCTCTGTAACTTTCTTCCATGTCTTCACGAAGATCCAAGATGTCTTGTGGAATTGGAACATTTGGTGTGATGGGTACATATATTCCATGCTTTTGATGAAGATCTATGAGACGCTTTCGTTGCTCATTGATTATGTTGTGAATTTTTCGCATCGCCAATATTCTCTCAACTTCTGGTTGAGTTTCTGGCATGAGTGTCTTCTCGCGTTCGAAAAGTATGTTCTCACGGTGACGACGCAATTCCGTATTACGAAAGTACTTTGTGCAAAATGAATCGACAAATTCTCTATTCCACATATTTTTACACCCCATACAATGTGGATCGTCGGAAATGGAGAGGAGATACCTTTGTGAACATTCGCGACAGCTCTGTAAATCACAGAAGGGGCATTCAACCTTTTTGTGATTTATTTTATTGAACTTTTCACAACAAACATCACAATTTCCCATTAAATGAGAATTGCTTTAAGTCTTTAACTTTGACAATATAATACCTGCGGCGGCTATGAGTAAATAACACAACTTACCTTTCTTTTCCGGTTCTTCAATTGGTTTTGGTTCTGGTTCTGGTTCTGGTTCTGGTTCTGGAGTTGGTTCCCGTACAGCTACTGGTTCTACACGTTTACCGATTAGATATGCATACAAAGACGACATTTATATTTACATATATTTTTCCTTGACCCAGTCACGATCCTTCTTGAAGATCTTGGACAACTTTGGATCTGTCCTCTTGAAGAGGATCATCAAAACATTAAGTCTTCTGAAGAGACCAAGGGGTGGTTCACCCGCCCTGATAACCTTGGCGAGAGCGCGGTGTCTCGAGAGTGGGGATTTGTCGCGCACATCACTGTAACCATGAGCGCTAAGAATTCCAGAGTTACTAATTGGAATAATTACCTTAGACTTCATTTATATGATCCGAGAAATTATCTTCGTTGCATCCTCTGTCTTTTAGCTATATTCATACGAATGCGGTTTTTCGCTTTCATTTTCTTAGTTTTTCCGGCAACACGCCCTTTTGGTTGTTGTGTGGGATTTCTTTTGGGTTGTTGTCGTGCAGCTTGATTTTTAGCTCTGGCATTGGAAATAACTCTAGCCGGATTATTACCTCTTTGAAGTCTATTCATAAACTCTTTTCGATTGGAGCGTTCGAGACCTGACATACCCTGAAGCATTTTGGCGGTGTTCGCTCTCAATTTGTTCTGTTTACCTTTCTCATACTCGCGTTGCTTTCTCTCGCGTTCTTCCCGTTCTCTCACTTGTTGTTTTTCTCTTTGCTCACGTTCTTTACGTTGAGATTCAAGTCTCGCCGCAGCTGTACGATTACGTTGCAACTTTTCGGCATTTCTTAATACGGATTTTGTGTTTTCACCCATTTGAACTCTTTTCATGAAACTCTGTCTATTTTGTCTCTCCAGTTTATTCAATGATTGGAGTTTAGTAGCTGTATTGCGGATAACTTTATCTTTAGCGTCACGTTTAGACTTAATGAGTTTATTAAGTTCTAGTGTTTTTTGAGCCACATCATTTCTGTAAGTCATGAAATTCTTAAGATAGCGAGCTTGTTCTCTTGGTGGAAGGTTCTTGACTTCAGCCTCGGTTCTAGCTTTGAGCTTTAACTTGGCATCTAAAAGTCTTTCGATTTTCTGTAAAGATGCATCATCTGTGGCTTCTCGAACGGCGGCAGACCATTTCATTTGAGCTTTTGAGAAATTGTTACTCACGGGAACATCCCTTTTAATTCTCGCCAAAAGTGGCTCCCGCTTAGTTGCAACCATTTTACGCGCTTCATCAAAAATAGTCTTGTCCTTAGAATCATTCCATCTCTTCAACAAGGCTTGAAGTTCGGAACCTTTAACGCCAATTTTTTGAAGCTTCCACTCAATACCGCGTCGAGTTGATGCTTCGTCGTCTTTTCGTTGTTGATTAAGTTTTGTCGCATTGGCAATTACTTTATTGGCGCCATTTTTCTGAAGTCTATTCATAAACTTTTTACGGTTTTCCCGTTTTAAGTGTGTGAGAGCCTGAAGATTAGACGCAACTTTCTTAGTCTGTTCATTTTTAACCATTCTCTCTTCGTTTGCTTGCCTTTTAATATCTTCTTTAATTTCTCTGCGTCTTCTAGCTTCCTGTTGTTGTGCGAGTTTAGTTGCGATTGATTGACGTTTTCTACGGTCATTTTCAATTTTCGCCTCACGGATCACAGTATTTTTATTAGTTTTGTTAAGCTTTTTAATATAAGTGACACGATTGTTTTTAGTGAGACTTGTAAGTCTTTGAAGTTCTGCAGCAACGTTCTTCATATTTTGCTCTTTTTTTCTTTTAGTTTCTTGGGCCTGTCTTATCTCTTCAGATTTCTTGTTAGCCGCACGCTTATTTTTAGCAGATTTATTTAACATTTCAGCTTCAAATTTTATGGGACTGATATCTGTATTGATATTAACAACTTTATTCATGAATCGTTTTCTCTGGTTGGGTGTAAGATCATTAAGTGTATTCAAAAACACGCTCATTTCACTCCTCTTACTCGCCAAAGTATTACGTCTACCTTTGAGTTCTGTATTGAGTTCTCTTATTTCACTCTTAACAATATCCAAGTTTGTAGCGAGATTAATTTTATTCAAGAATACTTGTTTATCTTTTTCAGATAATATAGTATTTTTCATAAAACCTCGGATAGCATCTTTTTTAGATTTCAAAGATGCTGCGTTGAGTTCCAATTTCATATTATCAGCGTCTCTCTTGAGACGATCAACAGTTGCACGCCCACTGTTAAACTTTTTTAATAGTTTAGTGCCGTTTATACCAAGATCATTAATATATGCTTCCAATTCTTTTCGTTTTTCAGCTTTAATAGCCGCCACTTTTTTACCTCTAAGATTTGAAACCTCTTTTAATATTTCTTTGAGTGACACATTTTGACTATTAAACTTATTAAGAATGTACATTTGGTCATCGGAATTTAAGTTCTTGACGGCATTTTGGAGGGTTTTTGTATTAGTGTTCTTTTTCATTGTTTTTTTGAATTCTTGGATCTTATTAGCTTCATTTTTTACATTATTATAAGATCTGGAAGAATTGGCCAATAGTTTTTTCTTATTAGATTTGTTCAACATGTTCAAAGTATTGAGATATCTTTTTAATTCATCACGAATTCTATCACGGCGTTGAAGATTTCGTGTCTCCTTCAATTTTTGAGCTTTAGCTTTTAAAGAACTAGCAATTCTTGGATTTGCGTCAAAGTTTTTCAAAATAAGACTTTGATCACCCGCTTCGATTCCAATATTCGACATGAAAACAACCAATTCACTTCGTTTTGTTGATATTCTATTAGCCGCTAGTTCTTTAGCTTCAACCAATATATTAGTAGCCGTAGCGGTATTATTATTGAACTTTTCAAGGAAATCCTGTTTATTTTTGTTTGTTAACACCAACTTATCTAAATTTTTTGTGAGTGTCTTTTTTTGTTGTAAACGCGCCACGCTATTTTTTTGATTCTTAAACTGTTTGACTTCTTGTTTCAAAGTAGTTAAATTCTTTGTACGATTATCAAACGCTTTTAAAAATTTGCGTCTAGTCCACATACCAAGTCCCATCTCTTTCATGTAAACAATTAATTCATCTCTTTGTTTGGTGCGCCTCTCATTAGCACGTTTAATAGCCCTATTTGTTGCCGATTTTTTGAGCGCATCCCAATTTACAAAATTTAAATTGATCTTTGAAGTGATTTCCGTTTTATTTTCGGGTGTAAGATCCTCGAGTGTTTCAAGGTATTGGAAAAATTCCTTTTCGGATTTAACCTGCCTTTCTTGCTTTCTTGAAGTATTAATTTCGGCGGCCCGATTTTTGAGTACTTTGGAATCGGTATTTGTTTCGTCAAATTGTTTGAGTATCATATTTACATTTGTTTGGTTCAAAGATAATGTGCGCAAATAATCGATGAGATCTTTTCTTGCCACGAGGCGTTGTTGTTTTATACGCTGATTCACAAATCTTGTTGCTTCAATTTTAAGAGCGTTTGCATTATCAACATTCTGATTAAACTTGTTAAGAAATGGCTTTTGCAATTCTTCGGTTTTGAGACCCAATCCAACTAGATGTTTTTGGAGTTCATTTCTTTTTTCCGCTTTCGCACGAGTTTGTTTATTTTTCACAAATTGATTAGCTTTTCTTTTAATAGTGTTCAAATTGACATTTTTATTAAAATTATTCAAAAATTGTATTTGTTCACCATTATTTCTATTAAGACCCAATTTGTTTAGAAATATTTGTAAAGCAACTCTATCTTTGTTCCTTTTATCTTTAATTTTATTTTGAAGTTTTGCATTAACCCGTCTTTTACCCTCATTAAATGATGGATTATTTTTCAATATATTCAATTTATCACTTTGGTTAAGACCCGAATTATTTATGTATTTTTCAAGTCTATTTCTTTCTTGGTTCTCTTTGGTATTCATAACCTGTCTAGCAATACTATTTGCATCGGCTTTCAATGTGTTCAAATTTGTATTGTTAATACGATTCAGCAATTTCTGCTTTGATTCGCTATTGAGACCAAGGCGGTTCATATGATTCACAAGTTTGGCTTTTTTCTCACCTTTTTGTCTGGACAAATTTAGCGCTTTGTTTCTGTTGTAATTTTCTGAATTAATAATTTTGCGCTTATCCTGCTCAGTCAAATGTGGAAGTTTATTTACGTATGAAATAAATTCTTGAATTTCGCGTTTTTTTTGATTAGAAATTTTGAGATTTTGTATTGTCTTTATTTCCTTAGCTTGTTCAATTAATTTATTTACATTTCTGTTACCTTTATTGAACTTGTTCATGATGACAGTTTGATTAGACTGGTTAAGACCAATATTTATGAGACGTTTCTCTAATGAACTTCTTTTGGTTTCAATTTCATCACGTTTTTTTGTTTCTTGAAGTTTGAGTGCTTCAGTTTTGATCGAATTTATGTTGACATTTTCATTTTTGAATTTTCTAAGAAAATCATTCTTATTTTTTTGATTAATTTCAAGTGGTTTTAAAAATGAAAAAAGATTTTGTTGTGCGACATCTTTCTTTTCATCTTTTCTTTTAGCGACAAGATTATTTGCCATTCGTTTCATAAAATTAACATTTGACAGTTCTGTGACACGACTTAAAAGTTCATCTTTATCCGGCTTACTCAATGGATAATTTTTCAAAAGTTCACTAAAAATCTTTCTTTTTTCCTCTATAGTCGATTTAGCTGGGGTTGGTTTTTGATCATAATATTGTGGAAGTTGTGGTCCTTGCATTACAAAACCACCATTGTTTATATAGTAACCCAATCCCTTTTCACCCCGTCTAAAAACATACCCGTTTTTAGACCCCTTCCATTTATCGGAAGGGGTAAAGTTATTTTGTCTCTTTTTTCCAAACAAACTCGCGAAGAAACCCGGTTTCTTTGGTGCATTGTTTGTTTTTCGGGTGTTATTTAAAAATTTTGGCTTTTCCCCTTTTTTGAAAAGTCCACCTTTTGGAAAAGTAACTTTTGAATTTTTGTTGTTATTCTTGAGACCCCCATTGTTATTGAACTTGAGACCCTCATTGTTATTCTTGAGACCCCCATTGTTATTGAACTTGAGACCCCCATTGTTGTTGTTCTTGACACCCCCATTGTTATTCTTGAGACCCCCATTGTTATTGAACTTGAGACCCCCATTGTTGTTGTTCTTGACAACATTGTTGTTCTTGACAACATTGTTGTTAATAGTGTTATCATTATTCATCGCTGAATTAATATTAGTATTGTAACCATTCACTGCTGTGTTATTCACATTTGTGTTCACTGCTGTGTTTCGGTTAACGATAACCCGTGTTTGTCTCTTCCTTCCAATTTTAACGGGTTCGTGCACTTTCATATATCTGAGACGCTTTCCGATCGCTTCAACGATTTGTTTTTTAGTCATTTGATCAACATTTTTGAGATCAACTTTCCGAGCAATTCTCTTAAGGTCGACCCTCTTTGTAGTTGGATCAAAAAGAAGCTCATAATCATTTTGTTTTAATGGAGACTTCTTGTCAATTAGGTAAGTTCTATCCGTGGTTATAACTAACGGTGGAAGTGGAAGTTTACCATCCTGAATTTCGGTATACGCCTGACATATTTCTTTTTTTGTTAACTTAATATTTATTCCCGAGTTAATCTTAATCAATTGTCTAAGATTATCTATATCCGCATTGGGATCACATGCGTTCATGTTTTATATTAAGTTAACAAAAAAGTAGAACGGGATTATTTAATGGTTGAGTACCCTATATTATATAATTTAACCTTATCTTCATAGCACATATTAAAGTCAAAAATGTTG